CGATCAGTTCATCATGGCGGCGGCGGGTACGACCCGGACGACGGTTACGGCTGCCGGGGAGGCCGTCGCCGCGGCTAGCTCGCTGACGGCCTCGGCCAACCTGGCGTTGCGGCCCACGACGCTGGCGATGAACTCGGCGAGCGTGATCCGGCTGGCCCCGGTCATGGACGCGCGGACCTATGCCGAAGGGCTGGCGGGGGCAAAGGATGTTTCTGCGGCGGATATCAACGCCGTCGGGTACTTCTCCGAGCGGTTCAACACCGACCCCGGCGCCCGCGCTTCTGGTATCGGTGAGGCCGGGAACGTCTCGGCCCAATCCCGCGCGAGCGTCCGGCGTGCGATGGTGGCCTCGGTGCGGAGCCTGACGCGGGGGAACGCGCGGGACTCCTGGCGCGCCTACCGCCGGGCGATGGGGTCGATCCCCCTGATGAACATGGCCGAGATGATCCCTGCGAAGGTGGCTTACGCCGGGTACCTGGCCGAGAGCAAACGGATAAGCCCTAATAGGACCGAAGCGGCACACCGCAAGTACGCCGGGCACAAGGCGGCGATGGCCTTCCGGCAAATCCAGAACGCATCGAGCGCGATGGACCAATCGACAGCGCAGTTGACAGTCAAGGGCCAAGGGTCCGCCGGGCTGCTGCTGTTCGGCTCGGACACCATCCGCACCTACCAGCGGTTGCGGCAGGCCAAGCGGGACGGGAACCTGCGGAACTTCCTGACGGCCGAGGCGTTGAACATCGCCACCGGAACGGCGATAAAAAAGGGGTTCCGGGCTGCCTTGGTCCTCGCCGGCGCGTCGATGGGTGGCAACGATGATGAGTGGGAGCGGTTCCAGAAACAGGACTTGGCCCTGGAAGCCTGGGCGCGGGCCTATCTGCGCGATGCCTTTGGCGCGACGGTGCCTTTTGCTGGCGGCTACGTCGTTCCCGCGTTTGAGCGGGTTGAGGCGACGGTCAGGGGTAAGCCCCAGCCCCGGACCTTCCGGGAGTTTGAGCCTGCGCTGATGGGCGTCCTGACCGACCTCGGGGACTTCTGGAACGATTTTGCGCGTGGTCGTGAGGCGCAGGCAAAGGGGGACGTTGACCGGGCGGCAAAGGCGTTTGGCGACGCTCTGGCGAGCGGGACGGCACTGGGCATGACGGCCCTGGGCGTGCCCCTCAAACCCGCCGCCGACTACTGGGCGACGATGCGGCGGGCGGGTAGCGCGACGATCGACCGGGCCAAGGAATCGAACCTTGCCGCAGATGCAATCAGGGACGGCAACGAGGAGGATGCGGGCTTCTACATCGCCCGGCTTGTCTCCGATGGGGACAAGCCCGTGTACGACAAGCGCCGGGCCGTGGTGAGCCTGTTGAACAACAAGGGCCCGCGCGGCAACCTGAGCGATAAGCAATGGGCCGAGAAGGTCAACGCCGAACCGGACCCGGCCAAGCGGCGGGAGATGCGCGAGGAACAACGCAAATGGGAGGCGGCTGTGCGCGAGGCCGTCCGCAAGTCTGCGCCAAACCCCAGCCGACAGGAGCGGGCTAACTCCGTGCGCAGCGGGGATTGAGTCTGTGCGCCTCCGTGCGGATGCTTTGAGGGTCCGGGTATCACACCCTCAAATCCCCCTGGAGATCACGCCATGAAGTCTTGGAAAACCACCGTTTCGGGCATTGTCGCGGGCCTTGCGATCATCTTCACCCAAGTCGGCTACCTGGTGGACAATGACCCGGCGACGACCATCTCGATTGAAGCGGTTGTCGCCGCCGTCGGCCTGATCGCCCTCGGCTGGCACGCGCGCGACAAGTACGTGAGCACCGAGGAGCAGGTGTCCAAGTGATGCCCGCGTGGGTAGGTGCCGCACTGACTTCGATCCTGAAGGTCATCGCCAGCATCTTCAGCACCGACAAGCCCGCAAAAGAGACCTTCCATGAAACGAACAAGCCTCTGCCGGTTGACCGTCTTGGCCCTGATCGTTGGGGCGGCATCCGTGATCGGTGGGTGCAACGGCGGTCTGACGCTGGGGCCGACGGTGGAGCGGTCGGTGGTGCTTCTCAAAGCGGGCCAGCCGGTGCAGGTGCTGGAGAACCGGACGGTCAAGGCCCGGCCCCTGAGCGGACCCGAGCAGGTGGTCAGGGTTGACATCGGCGGGTGGGTCGCCATGCCACCGGAACACTTTGACGAACTCATGGCCCTGCTGCCTGGCAAGAAGCCCACCCTGCCACCGGGAGGAGCGCAATGACTGCCAACGGAACGGTGAACGACAAAACGAAGGTGTCGCTAGCGATCAAGGACTACCTCATCCAGATAGGCATCCTTGTTGCGATGGTCAGTGGCTTTGTGTTCTGGGTAAACAGCCTTGTTGCCGACGAACGCAAGGCAGACGCTATCCAGGACACGCGACTATCCCTGATCGAGTCTGACGTAAGCCGAGCGCATGTGGATGTTGAGGCCGTAAACGCGACACTGAACAAACTCAACGAACGTCTAGAAGCACTGAGCCGCGAACTTTCGTCCATCTCTGCGGGCGTTGCCCGCATCGACGAACGCACACGAAGGAACACACCATGAGTATCAAGACGGGTCTGATCGGGTTGAGGCGTGGCACGAGGCGCACCAACACAGGCAGTAATCCAGAGCATTGAAGAAACACAGAAAGAGCGTGCATCATGGACAGGAACAGGCCCATATCAAGCGACCGATTTGTCTTGCCGGTGCGAACATTCAACGGCGCGCTTCTGACAGCCGTTGCCGATGGCACCACGCCCGCGCTTGGCTTGGCCGACGCGCTGGCGATATCCAACGGCATAAGCGTCATCAGATCACTGCTACAGGGTGTCATTGTCAAGATCACCCCGACGATCAGCGCAGCGGGTATCACCGGATCGATTGCCGTGTGGTCTGCCCGGTGCCTCAAGAGCCAGACCACACCATATTCGTCGGAGGTGCGGACCTTCTCGCCGATCTGCACCGCGTCCATTACGTCGATTACCAACCAGACGACGGCGGTTGAGGGTGTGGCGCTTGGCAGGTATTGCACCATAACCAGCGTTGTGAACCACTCGGGCGGGGCGAACAACGTCGGGGTCGAAGGGTCAACAGCGCAGGGCCAGTCGCTTTTGGTAGACCCGATGGACGCGCACGAAGTAGCAATCCAGATCACGACACCATCGGGTTCAACCCAGGTGTTTTACTCCACGATCAACCGCTGAGGTGAACCATGCCAGAGAGCAGAATAGGCCCAACCGCAAACATCCTGGGCATCAACACCGACACCGCACTGGGGCGGATCGACGTTGCAGGCTCGACCGGCGACACAATCCCGACGGTGCGGGTTCGCGGCGCGAACCAGACCGGCGCGGTGGTCGATATTGACTCGACGGGGTTTCCAACGGACGCGACACCGTTCTTCCGAGTATTTAGGAACGGAGCGCGGCTGATCGAAGCCTTAGGCAACCAGAATGTTATTGTTGGTGCAACACTTCTTAGCGGATCAAGTGAACTCATAAGCAGCGCAGGCAGGTTTATTGGCTGGAACCAAAGCAGCACCACGATCCCACCCATCAACGTCTACGTGCAGGCTGGACACACGGGCCTGGCTTATCGGTTGCAGAGTGGGGTATCCGCAGACTTCAGCACTGCAACCCCCAACGGCACATTCCAGTGGGGCATCAACTCTGCCAACGGCTGCAAACACGCACGATTCACGACTGGTATCGGGTCCAGCGACGCGGCGCACGGCACCGTGCAAATCACCACTGGAGGAACGGTAACAGTTACAAACACCTACTGCCAAGCCGGAGACAAAGTCTATCACTCTCGGATTGCCGCTGGCGGAACACTTGGACATACCACCGCAGTTGCCGCCAATGGTTCATTTACCATCACATCGAATAACACGTCTGATACCTCAACGTTTGCGTGGATGATCGTTCGCCCCGCCTAAGCCACCATTTTGTACAAACAGAGCCACTTATGCCCCAACCAATGCTCTCGGTTCTGCTCTCCGCAAACACCGTCATCTTGGCCAGTATGCTCGGACTCAAGACCGACCTCAGCGCAGAAACACAGGCGGATAACACGCAGGCGATCCAAGACGTACTGGACAACCTCAACAAACTCGGCGGCGGGACGCTGTTCTTCGACCAGCCGGGCACGTACACCGTCGGGCCGGAAAGGTGTAACACGCCGGGCACACCCAACTACCGCGTCAACTCCTCTCTGGTGGTCTACTCCAACACGACGATCGAGGGGGTCAACGGCGTAACGCTGCGCCGGGCCAACAACTCCAACTGCTACTTCCTGCGCAACAACCTGGCCGGGGACTCGACGCTGCGTGATGAAAACATCGAAATCCGCAACATCAACTTTGACTTCAACCATAAAGACGGAACGGGCGGCAACTCGAATGCGCAAGGTCCAACCCCTCGCGGGGCTGGGTTCTGGTGGGAGGACGGCATCTGGTTTGACCGCGTGGACGGCCTGACGATCACAGACGGGACGTACGTGCGGGCCGCCAAGTACCTGATCTGGATTACCAACTGCACCGATGGGTACTACGCCCGCCTAAGGATGAAAAACACCAACTCCGACGGCCTCCACTTTGGGGCTGGGTGCTGGCGGCACCGCACCGACAACATCTACGCAAATGTCAACGACAACGCTCTGCCGATCATCGTCAACGAGGGAGCCTACCGCAGCACCGTCAGCGACCAGTACTGCCAATCCCCCACGGGCAGTTCGGGCGACTTTGTGTTTACCAACACCGTGCTGGATAACTGCTTTGAGGCATTCCGGTTTGCTGGTTCTACCGGCAACACAATCAGCAACGTGCTTGTGGACGGCGTTACGGGCACGTCCTCAACCGCAACCTGGTGGTCCGTCTCAGACGACAACGCCGACATCGGTAACGGCACGCTTGCGGGGATCATCGGCGGGACGCACACCGGGATCGTCATCCGCAACGCCCGCGTGGTCTGCCCGGCAGGTAACTTCACCGGCGGGATCAGTGCGACAAACTGCAAAGACATCACGCTCGAAAACATCCATACCGCACCCGACAACGACCTGTTGGTCGTGTTCCCCGCCGTGGCGGGGATGGACTTCATCAAGATCGTCAACTGCTCGGCGGCGCGGGCGTGGCGCGGGTGGGTAACGCTCAACGGGACAATCGACCAGGTATCCGAAACAGGCTCTAACGTGCGACTTGGTCCAGATGGCCGGCTGGTCCACTGTGCGGCCTACCCCGTCAACGGCGTGCCGGTTCCCTGCGCGATCGGCGGTATCTCTGTCTCGGGCGGGGCCGTTACTCTCGCGCCTGGGTCCGCTCACAGCAGCGATTTTATCTTCCGCACCGATCCGGGCGTGGTTGTCAGTCGTGGCGTGTCTTGCACAAAGGACGTGAGCGGTGTAAGCGGCATCATCGACGTGCAGCACACATCCGAGATCGCGTTTAGGTTGGCCTTCCTTTGGGCGGGCGATAGTGGTGCAACTTCGCACGTCATTTACCAGCGGAACCCAAACAGCAAGTCGTACATCGACGCGACCGGGCTTGTCTACAAGGACTGGAGCAAGTTCAACGATCGCGGACTCGTTGGCGATGTAACCGGGACCGGGTATGTTCGGGTCAACGGAAACATCCGTATTCGGGGGAGACATGTTATTGCTGGCCAACCGCTTCCCGCGTCGGTCATAGACGGGGACAGTTTCTACAACACCGACACCAGTGGTCCCGCGCCGTTCACGGTTGCCGGAAGGTTTGTTCACAAAGGCGGGGCGTGGGTCGCCGCCTGATAAAAATGCTTTAGCAACAAAGGAAACAGCCCATGCCCACCACCCGAATCACCACCCAGTTCGACCAAGCCAACCGCGAGCATCGGATAGTCCCGTTTGCCCCCGCAGACCCCGCGCCACCCAAGCCCGACGGCGGGACACTGATTACCATCAACGTCGATGGGCCGATTCCCCTTGGGTTCACACAGAACGTCATGGCGTCCATCATCAGTGCCATGACACACGCCTCGCCCGGCTTTTCCGCAAAGGCCGTCTTCGATGTTACGATCACGACGGAATGACGTGCGGTCGTCCACGATCACGCCGCGACCATGATGCTCATCTTGGTTTGCTGCACGGCCCGAGCCGCCTGCATCATCGCCTCCAGCGGTGCCTGCGCGAATACCGGCGTGCCGTTGAAGTCGGCAAACCCGCCGTGGTCGCGGACACGCTTTTCGGCCTCGCTCGACCACGTCTGGGCCGCGTACTCGGCGACGTCCTCGGCGTCGGCTGCCGGGTTGTCGGCGATGCTCCCGCGCGGCCAGACGAATATCCGGCGGTGCTTCTGCTCGACCATCGCACGGTCAATGTCAAGGCCAAGGGAGCGGTGATGCTCCAGCCAGGGTGCGTAAATCTCCTGCTCCATCCACGAGGCCCCCTTGGTGGCCGTCGCGGCGATCATAAACTCGGTCTTGCGGTCGGTCCGGCGGCGGCGTAGCAGCTCGCGGTAGAGCGGCAGGGGTGGCTGCTCGTCAAAGATAACCAGATCGACCGGGATGCCCTGCAAAGCCTCCCAAGGGTTCTCGCTGCTGAACACCTTGATCGTGTCCCCGTGCGGCCAGACGAACTCGGTAGGTATGCCGTTGTTGGTGTGGACGACCTTGCACCCCGCCGTGCCCCAGCACTTGGGGCGAAGGGTGCCGTCGGCCATGAACTTGAACTGCGCCAGCATGTTGCACACCCACAGGACCATCACGGGGTGGGGCGGGGTGGGTCGGTAGGGGTGGCTGTGCTTGACCCACCACGACGCCTCGATGCCCGCAACCATCGTCTTACCCCAGCCGTTGCCGGGGACAAGCAAGCGGATGGGGTGGGTTGATCGGTGGGCCTGCTCCTGGCCATTCTTGCCCGGCTGGTACCACAACTCCGGGTTGGTCTGCTTCATCCCTTCAAGGGTTTCTATGGCCTCGGCGATGGCCTCGATGTCCTGCTCTTCAACCTTCACGGCTTTGCTCGCTGACCACTTCCCGCAGGGTCCGGTTGGTGCCCCCGGCCTGAACGGGCAGCATGCCCGTTGCCCCGATAGACGCCAGCAAGGCCAAAGCCTTCTCCCGCTTGTCCGCGCTGGAGAGGTTGTTGTTGATCTGGATCAACACCTGGGGGTCTTTGCCCAGAAGCATGTGCGTTGCCTGCTGGCGAAGGTCGGCCATGTATTTGCGCCAGGCGATCCTGTTGGCGTCAGCACCAAAGGCGTCCCACTTCGGCTCCTGCTCTTCGAGCGCCTTCCAGATGTCGTCGGCAAGTTTCTCGATCCGCTCGGGTGTCGCCTTCTTGACGAAGATCGACTTGAACTTGGCCAACTGCGCCCCGTATGGCTTGGCCGAGCCGAGCGTGGTGGTGCCGGGGTGGCCGGGTGCAAACTCGGTCATGTGCCCTTCCTCCGCTGCATCGCCTCCACCTCGCGGTCGCTGCGGACCCGCTTCTTTGGGGTGATAAGTGAGGCCAGATCGTCCGCCGCGATGATGACGCCGCCGCTTTGGAGGTACTGGAAGACCTGCTCCCTGGTGTATTCGACCACGGGCCACAGTTGATGTGCGCTCGCCTGCGTCATCTCGCCGTCGCGCAGGAGGATGGTGAAGCCATCGCGCTCGCTGTTGGGTAGACCACTGACAACGCCCAACTCGCGCTTGGGTCCGCATCGGACGTACGCGCTGCCAGTCCCGCGTTTGACGCTTACAAAGGAGGGAACCGGCACCCATACGACCTCGCCGATCTTGATCGTTAACACTCGTGTTTCTCCTTGCGCTCTTGTCCGCCAGTCCTGGCGTGTTCCGATAACCGGAAGTGCTGAAAGTATACCTATACCATCAAATCGGGGAATGTTGTTCGACGATGAATCTTGCTGTCGGTTGCAGTCCAGAACCCTCCCGGTACTTGTGGGCTGTCTTCCTGATCTCGTCGCGGTAGACCCTGAAGGTGCCCGCGATCTCGACCTCCTCGCACCCCATCTCCAGAAGGGCCTTCCAGAGTTCGCAGCGGCACCCCTTGCGGGTCTCCTCGGGCATGTTGGTTTCGGCCAGACCGAGCGCAAAGTCCCGGCTAATGCAAAGATGCACACACCAGCAGTCAAACAGGGCGTTGATATTCCGGCTGACTTCCTCGCTGACGGCTGGCTCTTTGGCTGCCCGGCGCGGGTGCGCGGGCCACACCACCCCCATGTGCCCCGGCGTGGGCTTGACGATCGTTCGCGCGTTGGTCGGGGCTGGGCGTGGCTTGGCCGGGGGTTTGGGCTTGACGGGTGGCCTAGGCGCCTCCGACGCCGGGGTGAGCCTCAGTGCCACCTTGGGCACCTCCGGGGGCCGCATCCGTAGCA